ATTATTCAGCTCCATTGTTAAGTTTCAATTACGTCGCTGATTGTCCGTTTTGCACCTCAACATGATTGTCCACAAGGGGTCACTTAGTGCATAGTGGGTCTTGACTTACTAATTCTTTGCTCAAAATTATCTAAATTGCAATAGAAAAGTTTAATGAAGGGAGTAGAATTAAAGTAATATGGGTCATTTTCTTTAGAAAATCCCATAGATTCTAACCATTTTATTGTTTTTATTTGGTCTTGTGGCACATAGTTTTCTACAAAATCATAGTCTATTTTAAGAAAAGACAATATAAGTTTGCTGTGTTTGAAGATAAATAACCAATGTTTATCTATCATATCTGTTCCCAAAAACCATATTTTACCCACATGCATCATCTCATCAAGAGGTGTTACACCGCACATTGCAATAGGTTTTCCCTTATGTGTAATAGTGAAACCTTTAGCACCTTCTTCCAAGAAAGGAACAGCAAGTGCCATCTCTGGAGATGCACCAACTAATGCACATTCTCGAACATCAGAAAGTCTTAATTTATCAACAAGATGGTCTACATCAGAAAGTTTACATGGTCTGAACTCAAACTGTCCTTTCTGAATGTATGTCATTTGTTATATAGTTTTTGGAAACCTTCTTCTACTTGACGAACATAGTTTGGGTCACGCTTTGTCATGCTCCAATATCTTTCATCTTTCATCATCTCTCTTAATCCAGCTTCATTTTGTTGACCAGTAGGTTCAGCGTTACCAATAGACTGGCTACCTTTCAAAGCATTAATAACAGTTTCCATAGCCTTAACACCTTCGGCTGTTGAACATAGTGTTGCAATCTCAGCATGTTGTTCTGGTGTAAAAAACTTATTTGACCATAATTCTACTGCTTGTACTCTTTCTTTTGCATTATCACCAAGTGTTTTCATTTCTGCTTCTGGGTCAGTTGAGCCAATATTCATTGCCTTTTTATACATCTCAATGCCTTCAGCAAACTCTTCTTGGCTATATCCATTTTCAAATGACTGGTCAGCCCACCACTCTAACAACTCATTACTTCTTGCTAACTCATCATCAATACCCTCTGGCAATATGTAATCACCTTTCTTCTCAGGTCTGTCTTTATATGCTTCTACTTCCAAGTCTTTCATTACCTGTGACTTTATATCTTCTTCTTTCTGGCTAAGTTTGCCCTCAAGTTGAGAGTAAGAGTTTGCCATATCTTCTGCTGACTTGAACTTCTCAGGCAACCAAGCTGGTCTTTCTCCCATAGATTCAACACTCTGCTCCTCTGTTGGTGCTGATTCACTTGTAGTAGTTGTAGGGGTTGTAGGGGTATTATTTGTTTCTATTTGTTGTCCAACTGTTGTTTCACGTGAAACATTTTCTTCTGTTGTTTGGTCTTCACTCATTTCAATCCTCTCTTGCTACTTTATCACCATGTGCTATCCGTCTTTCAATAACACCTACAATAAACCTCGAACCCTCTGCATGCCTTAGTACTTCATCTGTTACTGCTGAACCATGAACTGCTTCAATAGTTATACTGCGTAAATATTTCAGTACCTCTTTACCAACTGGTGAGTTAAATAAAGCATGCATGTTAAGGCTTATAGTATCCTCATCATCTTTGCTTCTTGGAAATCCATCAAACCTACTTGAGATTGCTTTTGTTTCATTCTGCAGCGATTTGTTCATTTGGTGCTTCCTCCATTCCTTGACCCATAGCTTGTTGTGGTTGTTGCATTTGTTGTTGTGCCATCTGTTGAGCAGCAGCAACTATCTGTTGTCGTTCAGCAACATCTCTTATTAGCGTGTCAGGAACACCAAACTTCTTAGCTAAATGTGCAGCAGTCTGTTCGCTATTAACCAAAAGATTAACTACTTGTGGACCAAATGCTCCTCCAACTAATTCTAACCATCTTGCTATAGCAGATATATCTGAGTTTGCTTGTGCCTGTGCTAATGGTGATATTGATTTAACTTTTATTTGTCTGCCATTTAATGTCGGCAATTCTATACGACCTTGTTTCTTTAATATATGTACTACACGTGCTAGTACTGGCTGTACCATTTCAGCTTGTAATCTTCCAAAAGCAGAACCCATACGTCTACTTAAATCTGCCATTCTTTCTGCAACTTCAGTTGCACTTGCTGGTGTTCTATCTGGATTACCAAGCATATCATTATACAATGCTTTCTTAATGTTATTACGCATGTCACTCAGAATAAAATTTGTAAAGTTTAAATCACCAGCTTGTCGAATAGGTTGTAGTCCTTGTGAGTTTGGTGCTTTTGGTATTACAGTCCCTGGCACAAGATTGATTGTATCTGGATTGATAACACCATCATCATCCATTTGATATATACCAGCAATTGCCATAGCAGCATTCTCAAGAATATCTTTTACTGTAAGATTTGTAGTCTTAATTGCACTAAGTGCATTGAATAATGGACCTCTTCCATATACCTCACCAGAACATGTATTCCATCTAAAACATATGTATGGATTACTACCAGTACCACTTAATGCTTCTGATTTAAGAACTGTCTTTGTTGCTGTTTCAATACATACATATAAAAAAGCATCTTCATTTAACTTTGAATAATCTTTACAAACAACTTCTAATAGTTTTGTTTTTTGGTCTGGACTAGCTATCATTGAGTTTTGCAACTCTTGTGGCAACTCAATATCAGGAAACAAAATATGCAAATCAGAATACCGAACACTTCTCTCTCTATATACATGGTCAATATTATCATTCGGACCAACATCAAGAACTACATGCGGTAATGGTATAGCAGAAAAAGTAATTGGATTAACAGCATCCCCTTCAGAAACATAAAGCACACCAGTACCAACAGCCAAATCCATAAATGATTCATGAACCTCTTGTGCAAAGTTTGAGTTCTGTAGTATTTCAAAAACAAACTCAGTTATTTCTTCAAGCTGATTGTTGATTGCATCTCGTTCTGATTCTGGGATTTCTGAGCCAGCAGTAAAATCAGCCCAACGAGCAAAGTTGGGGACAAGTCCTTGTTGAAGTCTTGATGCAAATTCTTGTACTCCAACGACAGCAGTTTCATCAAATATCTTTTCATCTCTACGTTCTCCTATGGTCTTAGATTTAAATGTTTCTCGCATAGGCATTGTATACTCATAACAATCATCATAGACATCTTCAAAGTGTTGACGAATAGCTTTCGCCTTTTCAAACTTTTCCATATAATATTGAGCTAATGCTTTTGGTTCTGTTGGCATACCAATATGCATATTAGTACCTTCTCAATCCTGTAGGTGTTTGCTCTCTACCCTGTGAAAGAAAACCAGACCCCCCTGGGCTGCTTGTAAATAATGAACCTCGACCAACTCTTCTTCTGAAGATTGTTCCTCCAGTATCATAGAATAAACTTGTTTTGACTGGTGCAGACGTTTCCACTTCTTTTTCAAGAGCTTCTTGTCTGTTTTTTATTTTTACTTCTTCTTCTTCTTTTTTTGCTTGTCTTGTTTCTTCCTTAACCTCTTGTCTAGGCTCAGGAGTAGGACTTCCACCACCACCAAAACACATCTTTACCTCCTTAAATCATTTCCAAAAAAGGTTCTAGTTCTACTAATACTAGGTCTTTTAAATAAATCAAAGCCTTTTCTTGCATTGAAAGATGTGACTGGCTTCTGTCCAGACATCAAACTTCGTCCTTCTCCAGCACCTAACATCAAGTATTGCAAAGCATCATGTATGTGAGAATACATATTTTTCTCAGGTTTATCTTCATATCTTTCTCCAGATACTTGCATTCTTCTATAGCAGTAGCCACCTTGAAATCCTTTTATAATCTGAGGGCATCTTCTATCTATCAACAATCCAGATTTACCATCTACCATCTTAGTAAGTTGTGAAGAAACAGATTCAAGTCTTAAGTCTATGCTGTTGCTAGGAGCTGGCGTTGCTTTTAATCCAGCACCTCGCAATATTCCAAATGGTGTTGTTTCATCTGTCTGCGCTCTAAAATCACCAGCTGGGTCGCCATAAATATACACATCAAGATTATTAAATCGTGTAGCAATCTCTTGTCTAAGAAGTTCAGCAAAACGAACTATACCCATATCAATAGCTACAATCTCTGACTGTAATAACCACCGACCTCGAACTTTCTGTCCAAACACAGCAGAAGGAGTAAGACCAAAATCAATTCCAATATAAAGAGGTACACCAGCAGCAACAGGTATTTCCTCTTCTGCAATGTGTGTATCACTTACAAAGTCTGGATAAACTGGTTTACCATCTTGAATCATGCCGAGCCTATTCATAACATACACATCTATCCAACTTTTTGTTTTACCTCTTACAATATTTGGATAATACGTTTGTAATATGTTCTTACTATTTTCTGCTTTGGAGGTTGGGGAATAGGATAATACTTCGCCCTTTTCTCCTAGGTTTTCTTTCATTGCTGCTGGTTGTGTATAGAAAGTCCAGTTATCAGGTTTGATTAACATGGTCGCTTGCTCTCTAGGTATGTGGTCAGGTATAGGAACTTCTCCTGACATGATAGCCCACCAATGGTCTTCTTCTGGTGCGTTGGTATCACAGATAACACCTGACCAACTTGACCCACCCTCTCTCATACTTGGATATCGACCAACACGCATAGTACACGCATCAATAATACTTTTAGGAATCTCTCTCGCTTCGTTCACCCAGATACCAGTAAGTTCCAATGACAATAACTTCTTCACATCTTCTGGTCTATCCAAAGCCAAAAAAATTACTTCAAGGTCTAAATCATTCATCTGTATGTGATGTGTGTAAGGAACAGACCAATGAAACTTTCCCCACTCATTCTCTGGAAACCAATCCAGCCAAGTCTTTATAGTTGTTGTTCTAAGTTGTGGATTTGTATTTCGTATAATAGCCCAACGAGATTTACGAATCCCCTCATGATTTTGATTCTGCTCGAGAGCCCTTCTGAATACCTCAACACAACACGCAACTGATTTGCCAGAACCAACTGGACCTCTGATACCACGAAAAAAATTATTGTCCTTCATAAATTGCTTAAGGACTTCTCCGTCTGGCTTGTAATTAAAGTTTATCAATGTTGTAGTTTCTTCCGACTTCTTTGAGTTTTTCTAGGGTGTGGGGAAGCATGGAAGCTATACGTTTATCTGCTTCGTAATCGGTTATAAATTCTTTTGGAAAATGTTTAAGATGAACTTGCTTAATAACAATACGCAGTAAGTTCCTTGTTTCTTTATCTAGTTTATGTTCGTGATACATCAGCTAAACTTTCTATGTGATGCTGTCTTCTTTGCAATCTTCTTTGGTTGTTTGGAAACTTGTTTGCCTTTACGCATGGCTGCTCTTTTCTTTCTGGTGGTTGCTCGATACTCTTCATCAGATAAAGCTTTTATTGCTGACTCTGGTAAATACCTCTCCCCAGTTTTGAGAGAGGGTTTACCAGACTTGGTTCGCCACTTCTGTCTTGTCCATGCTCGTAGGCTTCTTTGACTCTTTGCTAAAGCCATCAGCGATATCCACCACCTTTGGCTTTATATTGTTTGGCTAACATCTGTGCCTTTCGTGCTG